TTATAACAGGTTCTTTAGTTGATATAGCATTTCGATAGCTTGACGCGGGGTCATGTCGTCCAGTTGCAGCTTGCCCAGCTTCTCGATGGCCGGGTGTGGCAGGCTGGCGAACAGGTCGCTCTGGTGCGGGACCTGTGGCACGTCCTTGGCCTTTTGGGCCGGGGGTTGTTCATGCGGCAGGCTGGTGGTTTCCAGCCTCGCCAGGTGTTCACGGGCACGCTGGATGACGGCCGTCGGCACGCCGGCCAGCTGCGCCACGGCCAGGCCGTAGCTCTGGCTGGCAGGACCAGGCAGCACGTGGTGCAGGAATACGATGCGTTCGTTGTGTTCGGTGGCGTTCAGGTGCACGTTGGCCACCAGTGGCTCGCTTTCCGGCAGCACGGTGAGTTCGAAGTAGTGCGTGGCGAACAGCGTGTAGGCGCGCAGCTGGGCCAGGCGCTCTGCGGCAGCCCAGGCCAGCGACAGGCCGTCGAAAGTACTGGTGCCGCGGCCCACTTCATCCATCAGCACCAGGCTGCGGTCGGTGGCATTGTGCAAGATGTTGGCGGTTTCGCTCATCTCGACCATGAAGGTCGAGCGGCCGCCGGCCAGGTCGTCGCTGGAGCCAATGCGGGTGAAGATGCGGTCGACCAGCGACAGCTCGCAGCTGGCAGCAGGCACGAAGCTGCCGATATGCGCCAGCAGCACGATCAGGGCGGTCTGGCGCATGTAGGTGGACTTACCGCCCATGTTCGGGCCGGTGATGATCAGCATGCGCGTGCTGTTGTCCAGGCCCAGGTCGTTGGCCACGAACGGTGTGGTCAGTACCTGTTCCACCACTGGGTGACGGCCCTGCTCGATGCGCAGGCACGGCTCGTCTACGAAGCGTGGGCAGTTCAGGTCGAGGTTCAGTGCACGTTCGGCCAGGTTGCTGAGCACGTCCAGTTCGGCCAGGGCGGCGGCGCTGTCCTGCAGCGGTGCCAGGTGGCTGATCAGGGTTTCCAGCAGGGCATCGTAGAGCATCTTCTCGCGGGCCAGGGCGCGGCTCTTGGCCGACAGCGCCTTGTCCTCGAACGCCTTCAGCTCCGGGGTGATGAAGCGCTCGGCGCCCTTTAGGGTCTGACGGCGGATGTAGTCACCCGGGGCCTGCTCGGCCTGCTTGGTCGGCAGTTCGATGAAGTAGCCATGCACCCGGTTGTAGCCGACCTTGAGGTTGGCCAGGCCGGTGCGTGCCTTTTCCCGGGCTTCCAGGTCGATCAGGAACTGGCCGGCGTTCTCGCTGATCGCCAGCAGCTCGTCCAGTTCGTTGTCATAGCCGGCCTTGAGCACGCCGCCATCGCGGATCACCGCCGGCGGGTTGTCGATGATCGCCCGCTCCAGCAGGCTGGCCAGTTCGGGATAGGTGCCGGTAATGGCGGCCAGGCGCGCCAGGTGCGGTGCCTCCAGCTCGGCCATGGCATTCTGCAACTCGGGTAGCGCCCCAAGGGCATCGCGCAGGCGTGCCAGATCGCGTGGGCGGGCGTTGCGCAGGCCGATGCGGGCGAGAATCCGCTCGATATCGCCAATTTCCTTGAGTTGCGGCTGCAGCTTCTCGAAGCGGTAGCCATCGAGCAGGCAACGGATCGAGTCCTGGCGCGCCTGCAGCACCTTGAGATCGCGCAACGGGCGGTTCAACCAGCGGCTCAGCAAACGGCTGGCCATGGCGGTCTGGCAGCGGTCGACCACCGACTGCAGGGTGTTGTCTCGGCCGCCGGCCAGGTTGATGTCCAGCTCCAGGTTGCGGCGGCTGGCACCGTCGAGAATGACCGTATCGTCCAGGCGTTCGTGGCGCAGGCTGCGCAGGTGCGGCAGGGCGGTGCGCTGGGTTTCCTTGGCGTAGATCAGCAGGCAACCGGCGGCGCCGATGGCCAGGGTCAGCTTGTCGCAGCCAAAGCCCTTGAGGTCCTTGGTCGCGAACTGCTGGCACAGGGCCTTGCGCGCCGAGTCGCGGTCGAAGTCCCATGGCGCACGGCGACGGGCGCCCGGTCGTTTCTCGGCAGGCAGGTCGCGCGGCCAGTCGTCGGGGATCAACAGCTCGACCGGGTTGAGGCGCTCGAGCTCGGCCAGCAGGTTTTCCCAGCCCTTGATCTCCTGCACGCTGAAGTTGCCACTGGTGATGTCCAGTACGGCCAGGCCGAACAGGCGCTCGTCCCCGAGCAGCGCGGCAATCAGGTTGTCGCGACGCTCGTCGAGCAGGGCCTCGTCGCTGACCGTACCCGGGGTGATGATGCGCACCACCTGACGTTCCACCGGGCCCTTGCTGGTGGCAGGGTCGCCAATCTGCTCGCAGATCACCACCGATTCGCCGAGCTTGACCAGCTTGGCCAGGTAGCCTTCCAGCGAATGGAACGGAATCCCGCACATGGGGATGGACTGGCCGGCCGACTGACCGCGCGCGGTCAGGGTGATGTCCAGCAGTTTTGCGGCTTTTTTCGCATCTTCGTAGAAGATCTCGTAGAAGTCGCCCATGCGGTAGAACATCAGCTGGTCCGGGTGCTGGTTCTTCAGCTTCCAGTACTGCTGCATCATTGGGGTATGGTCGGAAAGACTGGACATTCAAGGCCTTACAGCTGTTCGTCTATTAGACAATCGCGATCTGTCTAAAATTAAGGCGGGTATTCTGCCAAGATTCGTCCGCTTTTGGGACAGAGATTTCATCAGATAAAGCGTGATTGCATATTGGCACTGCCATTTCACCCATGTACCATTCGCGTCCGAATCAAGCGTTGGTAGGCGAAGCATTGGAAGCTGCAGCAAATGATCAGCTGGACGAAATCGTAAGGGTTCCCGCCAAAATTCGGCTGGAGCTTCCCAACGAAATCTCTCGTGCCTCGGTTCAGCCTGTCATAGATCAGCTGAACGCAGCACAGCCTGGTAGCAGCTTCGAGCTACATCTGCGCCACAACGGCGGCGGGTGTGTAGCAACGATGATTGATCTGATCGTGGCACTGAACGAGACCAAGGGAATGGTGGAAATCACCTTTGGTCGCTACGTCATGAGTGCTGCTGCCACTATTTGGCTATGGTTCTTGGTAAGAGCCACCGAGAATGTGAGATCTCTGCCTCCCCTCAAGCCTGGCGTGGTGATGTACCACCGGCCGAGGAGAACGCAGCAAGGAGAATATCTCTGCTTTGCAGACGAGGTTGAGCCTGAGCATCCGCTCAAGGAGCCCTTGCAGCAGCAGTTCAAGCTGTTCGATGACCTCTTTATGGATGTCTATACAGCATTGCTTTTAATGGCTCCTGATGGTTCTGTAAGAGACGCCCCATCAGAAAGCTTGATTTGTGAGGAGGACGGGCTAACGTATCGTCATTGGCTAGCCCGACTCAAAGACGCATACCTGGGGAACCAAGACGTTTTGATTCCCGTCTGATAGAAATGAAAGACAGTGAGAAAGTGAGAAAGGGAATGGGAGATATGCATATGGTTGGGAAATCGTTGCGAAATCTAAGGCCCATGTCGCAGACAGCGCGAAAGGAAAACCTTGAGAAATCTCGAAAGTCGATCGCTGATTTCAAGCAAGCATCGCGTGATATTCACCAAATTTGTGCTGCCAACGGCCTGGCTGAGCCAGTACTGATGGCCTGATCCTTTGATCAGAAGCACAGAAAAGGCCCCTCATTTGAGGGGCTTTTTCGTTGGGCTGGATACGGATGTTTTTTCCATTGCGACTGACCTTGGGCCGGTTGCAACTTTGATATCTCGAAGGCGCAGATAGCGCTGAGTCATCCGGCCATCTGTGTGGCCACCCAGTCTCTGGGCATCATTACCCTGTTTGTCGGTATCGGTCAGCGACTTGGCTCTAAGGTCGTGGATGGTAGCTCCGGTGACTTTGGCCTTATCGCAGGCCTTCTTGAATGCATCCTTCACCGTTTCATAGGAGACCGGCTTGCCACCGCCCCGGGTGCAGAACAAGGTGAGCCCGCGAACCTTCCTGGGTATGGCCTTGGCCCTCGCGATCAGCTGCTCCAAGTCCGGTGTCATGCCCACGATGAGCTTGGCCCCAGTCTTCTGCTGGTCGAAGGCGATGCCCTTTTCGCTGATGTCCGAGAGTTTGATGGCCAGCACATCGCCAATGCGCTGCCCTGTGAGGTAGCACATTTCGAGAATCGACCGGATGTACGGGGAAGCTGCGCCGCAAATCGCCGCAAATTCCTCGTCGGTGATGTACCGGTCCCGCTTCTTCTCGGCATGCCGCTTGATGCCGGTGCAGGGGTTGGAGTCGATAATCTGCTGTTCCAGCGCGTAGGCAAACACCATCCGCAGGAACGAGATCACCCGGTTGGCCATGTTCGGCGTGTCGGACATGTGCAGCTTGAGTGCGGCCACATGCCTCGGCAGCACCTGGCGTGGCTCAAACTCTGCCAGGTTCTTCTTGAGCTTCAGGGCTGCGGCCTCGTACTGCTTCACGGTGTTTTCCGCCAACCGCCCACGCATCGCGTCCAGCGCGTCATCGATCAGCTTCGGCATTCCGCCCTGTCCTTTGCCGCCCATGATCTTGGCGTAGGCGAGCAGGGCGCCCTGGTAGTCCTTGTCTAGGCGCTCCCACTTTCCTTTCCTGACTAGGTAGTACGCCCCGTGCTTCATGTACATGCACGGCGGCAGGTGCCTGTCCTTCTTTCGCGGCCTCATCGGTCGTCCCTTCTATCAAAACCGGAGTTCCGGTCCTTTCTTCTCGGCATGCCCGCCCAGGCGGGCCAGCACGACTTGTCTCAGCACCTTCGGCTTGCCGTCGGCGCCCAGCACATACCCAAATTTCTCTGCCTGCAACCAGCGGACCTGGTCCTTTGGGCGGAGGTAGCCCGTCATGTCGGCTACCTCATCCGGTGTCATGAACATGGTTTCTCTCCACGCCGCCGGTGGCGGCAGGTTGGTGGTCAGGTTCGGTGTGGCTGCAGCAGATCCCCAGCGACGATCAGGGCGCGGCCTGCTTCGGTCGCAGGTACCGATCCACCGGTCAGGGCCTTGCTCAGGCAGTCAGTAACCTGCTGCAAGGCCTCGATCAGCTTTGCCTGGTGAAGCCCCTCGGCCCGGCCGATATCCCAGAACTCTTTGCCCCAATGGCCTTCCGGCGGCTGGTTGCTGTTCTGCTTGCCGAAGGCCAGGGCGCCGATGATTGCGTCACAGAGCAGCCGCTTGTAGATGTTCTCGCCATCCAGACCCAGGCCACCGCGCCGACGCAGGGTGCTGACGACCTCGTCGACGTTCAGGCCGCTATCCTTGAGCACAATGTCGAGCTCTGGCTTGTTTGGGGTGTAGATGACCAGGGCGAGCTTGGCTTCGGGCCAGAGGTCGGCCGCGATGCGCTCCAGGCAGTCATTGGCGGTTTGATGAAATTGCTGAGTTGCGGACATAGGGAATCCTCGCCCGCACATGTCGGCGGGCTTGAGTAGTAGGGGGAGGGGTTAGGCTGGAATCAGCCGTAGTCGAAGTCGTATTCGCCGAAGCAGGGAGCGCACAGCGGGCGCTGGCCTCGCATAGCCCAAACCGAGGCCTTCGGCAGCCAGCGGCTTTTGTCGAGAAATCGGCCACAGTCGCGGCAATGGGTGTGATGGTCTTCGGCCTTGAGCGCGGCGAACTTGGCGATGCGTTGGCGTTCTTCCTCTTCAAACGTTCTACGTAGGCTCTGTTCTTCATCCAGCGTCATGTGCGGCCAGGTCTTGCTCATTTCGGTCATCGCGGCCCCCTGTAGATCAGGTAGGCCATGTAGACGATGGCGATCATGGCTGTACCTCCTGCTGCACGCCAAGTTCACCCATCACCTCGGTGGCGATCGCAAAGCCAGGGCTCCCAAGTGGGCATTCCTTGATGATGCGGTTCAGTGCATCGACCAGGTCGCGGGCCGTGCCGATCATCATGTCGGCGTCGGCGTCCATATCCAGACCGAGGGCTTCGCCGATGCTGCCGATGGACACACAAGCATCCAGCAGCATGCGTTTGCTGCGCTCGGCGTCCTTACGCAGCGTCTCGTTCTCGGCCTTGAGCTGGTCGTAGGCCTCAGCCATCACGACATCAGGGCCGTGCGGGGCGTAGCTGATGCGATTTCCGGCCTCGGAAAGCATCTTGACGGCTTTGTAGCGGTGAACTTCGGTCATTGCATCAGCTCCTTCGGCACCTGGACCGTATCGCCGAGCTTGGCGGCGACGATTGCGCGGCAGGCGGCGATCAGGGCGCTGTCACCGGCCTGGCAAAACTCCCCCTTGTCGGTGATCACCCAGCCTGCCCAGATGTCGTCTGTGCTCTGTGGGCAATGGAGGCTGACCATGCGTTTCTCGAGCAGCGGACCGCCCAAGGACCAGTCCTCCCACGGATTGAAGCGCTTGGTGTGCTCGATCGCCTGACCCTGGTACCGCGCGAACACACGCCACGGCACGCCGTTGTAGCCTGGCGGGGCCAGTTGCAGGTCAAGGCCTTCAGCCTTGCCTACTGCCCACCCCAGCGCCTCGCCGGCCAGGTCGGCCGTCTTCACTTCGATCAGGTCGGTCATGCGCGCCTCCGCTCAGGATTGCCATACAGGTCGTACTCCGGTCGCTCTGGCGGGTACGCCTCAGCGGTGAGCGCTTGGTCGATGGCGGCGCGCAGGTTCTCGTTGTAGTTCTCGCCGAGCACGCGGGCACATGGCTTGCCCATGTAATGGCCGACGATCTCAATGCCGATCGTGTAGTCGCCGTCCATGCCATTCGAATGGCTCTCGAAACGAACATCCCAGCAGCACGACTCCAGGGCGTTCAAGCGTTCACGATCCCGGCGCAATTCCTCGAGCTCAGCGCTGGACACGATGGTGAAGTGGCTTTTCTTCCTGCTCACAGCTGATACCTCTCATCAATCCAGCGCCCAGGCGCCATTGCGGGTGTAGGTTCGGGTTGGGTTTCGTGCGGGGAGAGCTGGCGCTCGTTGCCGGCCTGGTAGTTGCTGCCGGTGACGCCGCTCTGTTGCGAGCAGTTTTTCCCGCAGCTCTCTTCCCACTGGGTGGAGCCGGCACAGTTGGTGAAGTACCGGGCCCGGCCGCCGTCGTGGAATCGGTAGACGGTGCAGCCATCGACCTTGAAAAGCCGGTCGACCTTGAAATCCGAGCCGGCGCGCGTGGTTGATTCAGCTTCCCCTTGGCAGCCGGACAGGGTGGCCAGCAGCAGGAGGCAGAGGGCGAGGCGGGTCATGCCGCCACCTTGTGGCGGATCCACACGCAAACAGGGCCGTCTTCGGTGTCGTGGATCGAGAAGGTGAACCAGCCATCACCGACCGGCTTGCTTGGCTGCCAGGGCGTGCAGTCATAGTCGCCGCCGGCGTTGAGCCATTCCGCATTCAGTTCTTCCGGGCCGTCGTTTTCCATCTCGACCACGCAGTACTCCAGGCCGTGGTCGCCGAACCAGCTGAACGGAAGCGCGCATTCGTCGCCGTCGTCCGGCCAGGCCGGGTGGGTCCAGAAGCCGTATTCGTCGCGCTCAACCTGCAGCGGCTGGATCAGTTGCTTTTCTTCTGGCATGACTTCGTCCTTGGCCGCCATATCGCGGCAGTGAATAGAGGGGAGAGGGGTTACAGCTGGGTGGAGTACAAAAGTGCTCTTGTCATCGCTTGCGGTAAGTCTGGGTCAGCGCGCTATTGACCACATGCCCACGCCGTAGCACCAGGTTGGCGAGCGCGGCTCGGTCTTTCTGGCTGTGGCTGGCTTGGCCGAGCAAGCCGAAGTAGCTGTTGGCTGTCTCGCGCAGGTTCTCTGCTGGTGCTGCAGCTGTGCGCTTCATGGCCTGGGCGACCGACTTCTTGCGGGTGGTACGCCGCCATGGCTTGATCACATGCCCGACGAAGTCCACGCCGCGGTCAATTGGCTGCAGGATGGTCTTCGAAGGGTTGAGCCTGACGCCCAGGCTTGGCAGGAAGTCTTCTATCTGCCGGTGCCAGTCATTCAGCTGCTGTGGCGATTCATGCAGCAACACGAAGTCGTCGACGTAGCGGATGTAGTGCTTGGCCTTGAGCGCGTGCTTGCAGAACTTGTCCAGGGCGTCGAGGTAGACGTTGGCAAAGAACTGCGATGACAGGTTGCCGATGGGTAGGCCCAGGTAGGCCGGCTGCGCGGTGAGGCGCTTGTGCTGCGGCACTAGGTTGAACAGGTGCGCCGGGCTGCGCTCGACGTAATTTTCGCGCGGGTCGTGCATCAGCACCTGTAGGGCCAGCTGCCTGAACCACGGATCATCGATCAGTTCGGTCAACTGCCGGCCGAGCACTCGCTTGTCGATCGACACGAAGAAGTTGGCCAGGTCGCATTTGAGGTAGAAGCCTGGCTGGGACCAGTTCTGCGTCTGGCTGCGGATCTTCGCTTCCATTCGCTTGCCGGCGTACAGCGTGCCGCGCCCAGGGATACAGGCGCAGCTGTCCGCAATGAAGCTGCGCTCGATGGCGGGGCCGATGCGGTTGTACAGCAGGTGGTGCACGATGCGGTCGCGGAAGTCGGCGGCCCACACCTCGCGGGCCTTTGGCCGGGTGACCACAAAGCAGATTGATCGGCCAGGCCGGTAGGTGCCAGCCTGAAGATCGTCGAATAGGTCGAGGAGATTGGCCTCCATGTCGACTTCGAAGCTCCGGGCGCTCGCGGTGTTCCGCTTGTGCCGTCGGCAATCGTAGTAGGCCTGGGCCAATTCCTCGAAGGTGAAGCTCGCAACGAGTGAATCTGCGGACGGGGCGGACGAGGAACTCGTTGTTCTTGTGGTTGTTGTTGAGCCAGCCATCCTCAAAGTCCATGTTGTAGGCGTTGTTGGCGGAGCGCTGCGACCTATCGTGCTATCTACGTCGCCAGGACGATTGCTCAGCCTGGAAACTGCGCCGGACCTACCAGCATTCGGTGGCGGTATCCACGCTGCGCATGGCGGTGATCACAGATCAGCGGCACGACCAGATTCAGCGTTCAGGCAGGAGGGCCGTAACCCTCAAGCAGCGGACGCGGTTGCGGATTTCTTCCAGGCGTTCGCCTGGCGGCCTACGGAGGCCGTGAGCTTCATTGCCTTGGCGTGCTGGCCTTTGCTGATCAGACCCTTGTTGGTGAGGGCGCGCAGCAGGTAGTTCAGCATCCAGACGCTTTCTAGCAGGAGGTTCAGGTGGGGCAGCTTGTCTCTGGCCATGTTGGCCCGACCAATCAGCACCAGGGCTTGAAGACACTCGTCCCGGATCTTCGACCCGACTACCTGCTTGAGGTCGCGCGGTATGTTTCGGACCAGGTCGAGCGAAAGGCCGAGCAGCCTCCTCGGCCACCTTGTGGATTTCAAGCTCTGTGTGCAGGGCCATCCTGGCCTCCTAAAGGCGAGGGCGCCGAGGCGCCCAGGAATGAAGAATTGGATTACGGAATAAATCTGCGGACGGGGCGGACGAGGAACTCGTTGCCCTTGTGGTTGCCGCCGAGCCAGCCACCCTCAAAGTCCATGTCGTAGGCGTAGTAGGCGGAGCGCTGCGAAGACGACCAGTGATAGGCCTTTTCGAACAGCTCTGGCACGTTCGCCTCGGCCAGCTGCAATTCGCGCCGGGCGGGCAGGTAGAAGTCGGCATGACCGTCGGCAATGAACTCACTGGCCAGCTTGGCGGCCGGGTGTTCGTTGCGGTCAGCCAGAAGCGCCCGGGTGTTGGCCAAGCCATCGCTGGCACTGGTCGCCCCCTCGACTTCCTCGCCACTTCCGCCCCATGTCGCACGCAGCTGCTCGTTCAGCAGCGGCACGATCAGGTAATAGTCCGGCGCGCCATCCTCGCCGCGAACCAGTCCTGCGTTATAGCCACCTTGCTCAGGCCAGTACGAGCCCAGGTATGGAACTCCGGAGGGCGCGTGCTCGATGGCTGCATAGTTGAGCAGCCTGTCGAATTCGCGCTGGATGATTCGAGACGCCACGCTGGCGTCAATGCTGATACTGACTTGCTCCATGGGGTGCTCCTGATGGAAATAGGGGCAGGCGGCCGGCGCTTCCCGGCGTGCTTCTGGCCTGATCGTCAAACCGACGAACCCGGAATCGCCTGCAGAGAAAGGAATGAAGGGGTGAATTACTGAAGGATGAGGCTGCGGACGGGGCGGACGAGGCACTCGTTGTCCTTGTGGTCGAAGTCGAGCCAGCCAACCTCAAAGCCCATGCCGTAGGCGTTGATGGCGGAGCGCTGCGAACTCAGCCAGTGCCAGCCATCTTCGCGCACGGTCACCAGGCCGTCCGCCTTGGCTGCCATCACCAGCTGACCTTCCAGGCAGGATGGGATGAATGCACCCAGCTCCAAGGCCTGGATAGCGATCTGGCTGCCAGCTTCGGCCATGGCGCGGGTGTTCGCTTCGCCGTCGCTGTAGCTACCAGCACCTTCGACTTTGACGCCGTATTCGCCCCAGGCGCCTTCGAACTCGTCATTCAGCAGCACCAGGGCGCGTTCCTGGCCGTTCAGCCAGTAGCGGGTAACGAAGATGCCTCCGGCCAGTGGTTGACCGCGCTCAGGCAGGTCGGCGGCGGCAATGGATTGCAGTACAGATTGGTTCATGACTTTCTCCAGGGTGTAGGCCGCCCTCCATGGCTGGTGGCGGTGGCGTGATAATTCGGGGGTTACTTCAGGATGGCCCTTGCGCAGGCCTGGATCTCGATCCAGAGCGCCGACGATGGCCGCGCTTCATACTTGACGAGGGCCTTGGCGATGCGCACGGCCAATTCTTCTTTGCTACCGGTTGGCGGTGCCGGCGGTTGGTGGGCAAGCTGGATCGGCCGTGCCGGACGCGCGCGGTGATGCGTTTCAAGCTGAAAGCTCCATGTCTCGGTCGTGCCAGCCAGCAAGCCACCAGCCGCAGTTCACGGTCATCCAGCCGTATGGCTGGGCATCGCGAGACTGGCTGTTGTCTCGGCAGGCCCGCCCGAGGTAGTACGCGGCGGGGTGGACCAGCTGCCGGCGCTTCATGGCTACGCACCGGCCAGGTGGTGGAGGGGGGCGAACGGTATGTCGTCGTCGAAGCTGTCGTGATCGGGCGGTGCGGCCTGCTGGCTTTGCTGCGGGCTTGACGGCCGTTGTTGCCGCGGCTGCCGATCTGGCACTTGCCCGGGCTGCTGGCCCTGCGGCCGACTGCCCAGCAGCTGCATCGTGCCGTTGATGTCGACGATGATTTCTGTGGTGTAGCGCTTGATGCCGTCCTTTTCCCACTCGCGGGTCTGAAGTTTGCCCTCGATGTAGCACTGGGAGCCTTTGCGCAGGTACTCGCCGGCGATCTCGGCGATCTTCCCGAACAGCGACACACGGTGCCACTCGGTGCGCTCGACCTTCTGGCCCGACTGCTTGTCGGTCCATTGCTCGCTGGTCGCCAGACTGAGGTTGGTGACGGCGTTGCCGTTCGGCAGGTAGCGCACTTCCGGATCCTGACCGCAGGTGCCGACCAGGATGACCTTGTTTACCCCGCGGCTCATGACGACGCCGCCCCGGCCAACAAGATCAACGTCAAGGCAAAGAGTGCCACCCAGCGTGTTGCGCTTTCACCGATCTGGCGGACCTTCACCACGGCGACCACCGGGAGGGTTTTGGCATCGATAGCACGCTCAAGGCTCTCCGCATAGCGGACAGCCTGCGGGTAGCTGGTGTTGCGGCCGTACACGCGGCTGTTGCTGGACGAGACGACAATCCAGCCGTTACCGCTTTGCGTGACATAGAAGCGCGATTTGGCGCGGAATGCCTCGGTGGCTGTGATCACTTCCTGGCGCAGGGCTTCGAGCTTGTCCTGGCTTTGTTGGATGGCTGCTTGCATGGGTTGGTCCTCAGTGGGTCAGGCGTGGAGCTCGAAGGCCTCGGCCTTGCGAACGATTCGAACTTGGGCGGTGCGCCGCTCCGGTGCGCGGCGGTCGCGGCGCATTGGGTCGCTGTCGTTGATCACCGCGTGCATGGCGATGAGGCAGGCAAGAGCGATGCAGAGGGGGCTGATGATCTGACGGCGCATGGCTTCGGCCACGGCAGCTGCGCGACGGGCGACGCCCAGTTTCAGCATGGCGTCGCCGATACGCTTCTCTACACCGCTTTCGCTTATGCCGAAATGCCTGGCGATTTCCTTGGTGGTGAAGCCTTGGGCGACATCGAGGATGCATTGCAATTCGCGAGGCGCCAGGCCACGGCCGAGGTGGCCGATCCATGCGCCGATGGTGATCGTGTCCATGATTTGCTCTTTCGGGCTGGCTGCATTGGTCGTGACGCTCGCTGCCGTCTACCTCCCGGACCAAGGGGAGGGCGAACGTCACGACCGATGCAGCCTGGTGATGAGGAACCAGGTTGGTCGGGCAGTTATCGTCAGGCTGATGCGGTGCTGGTTGTTTGGTGGCCAGCGGCCATCTCACCACTACGCAGGTGACGCGCTTCCCGGATATGCTGAGAGTTCCACCAATCAGCAAGGAAAGACCTATGCAGATTTCTGCAGTGTGTGCAGCATGCGGGAGCAAGATGCTCGTGATTCCGGATGACAACGAGGCGGATCAGATGGTCCGCTGCAGTGAGTGCAATGCGGATATCGGGGATAAAGCAGCGGTTACCGCAAAGTTAAGGGAGGCTGCGAAGAAAGAGGCCGATAAGCTTGTTCAGGACATGAAGAAGCGCCTAGATAAGGCGTTCAAGCGCCGCTGACATCCACTCTGGCGCCTTCGGCATCATGCTCAAGGCGCTCTTTGACTCGCCGGTAAACCGCTTCGGCTAGCTCCTCGACCAAGCGCTCGAACTCTTCTTCTCCCGCCTTCGGCAGTTTCACTTCGACTTGCAGTGTTGATGTAGTCATGACCTTTCTCCGTAGTGATTTCCCGTCTGGCCCTGTCGCCAAGGCCAGCCAGTGAAATCGGTGTTGCTTAGCAAGCCTGCGGGCCGACATGTCGAGCGAGGAAGCTTGCTGTGTTGCGTAACGTCCACCAGAACTCAATCGCCGGATTCACTCGGCGCCTGGTGGCTCATCTGCGGGTTTTTAAAGAGCGGTATTTCTGCGTGTGACGCAGAACATGGGTTGTATTATGCGCAGAACAAAATCTGCGTCAAGCGCAAATTTGCGTTTTGGCGAGCAAAAAAAAGCCCGCATGATCTGCGGGCTTGGGAGGGGGATAGTCTTGGAGGGGGCTTACAGGTACTCACCTTTGAAGATGACTACACCGCTGATATCGCAGTTTCCATTGATGGGGATGAACTGCTCAGGCCAGGATGGGTTGATGGCTTTCAAGTATTTTTGGTGACCTTCGATTACCAGCTGCTTGAAGGTTGCCTCTGGGCAATCGACCAGTTGCGCAACCACAAGAGATCCGTTTTCGGCTTGGCGATCCGGGTCAACGTAGATCAAATCTCCCTCTCTGAACGACCTGCGAGCATGAGGGTTGAACATGGACTCACCCCTCACCTTCAATACGAATGTGCGCGGACCGTGTGGAACTGGGCAAGCTACCCAGTCCACTGCGTCTGCAGCGGTAAACGACGACATAACTTCAGTCCATTGGCCTGCCTGCACCCACGATATTACGGGTACGGCGCTCGGTTGGACATGGGCTTTCTCAACGTTTGATCGCATTGATCCAGCAGCCAGTGCGCTGCTGAGGGGGAGGCCCAGCGCTTCCAGGATTTTGAGCAATAGCTCCTGACTAGCACCCTGCTTTCCGCGCTCCAGTCGCGAGAGGTTACCGCTATCGGTGCCCACCAGGTCCGCGAGCTCCTCAAGCGTCATTTTCTTCGCTTTCCTCGCGTCCCTTATAGCTTGTCCGATTTCCATTTTTAACAGCCCTTCTAGTAGGGCGCTCATCCTCGCCATGACGCGCCTCCTACGCAAAGCGTGTTGCGCAGATTATAGGTTGCTTTTTATCTGCGCAGTGCGCAGAATCTTCCACAGATAAACACGTTTGAGGTCTTGAAAGTGACCCCGCTGAAGAAAGCCAGAAAGGAAAAGGGCTGGCGCTTGGCTGACCTAGTCGAGCGCTTACAAGCCGTTGGAGAGGTTACCGACACTGGAAACCTCTCCCGCATTGAGCGCGGGATACAGCGTCCTTCGACCAGGATGGCTGAAAGCATCTGCAAAGTATTCGGGAAGCGGTCTCTCACTGAGATTCATGTGCTTTACCCGGATCGATTCGCCGAGAAGTCGGCAGCCTGACGAGATGAATTATGTGTGATCTGGCCTTGCGCCAGTAGTGGGGCCGTCCTGCTGTTCATCCGTCCAGTACCTGAATCGCAGGCATAAAAAAACCGGGTGGCAGCCCGGCTTCTTCAACAGCATCAAATCGAGGTCGATTATGCACTCTGCAATGGATGCAAGCAATACCGCACCCTTGTCCGTTTCGCACCAGAAGTCCTACCACAAATCCGCCGCACTTCATGCCGCGCGAATGATCCCTCTCCAGTACGCAGTCGCCTCGAAAGCCACGTTCCGTCGCGAGTGTGTCGAGCATCTGCGCGCTTCCCTGTGCGAGGAGCGCCCATGAGCACCATCGTCATGACGGCCTGCTGGCCGCTGCAGGGTATGAGCCCGGCGCAAAAGTCTGTGTTGATCTCTCTCGCCGACAATGCCAACGACGACGGTGTTTGCTGGCCTTCCGTGGCCACAATTGGTTCACGAACCTGCCTTTCGGAGCGCGCCGTACGAAATGCGCTGCGCTGGCTCGAAGAGGCGAGCCTGCTGAAAAGCCATCAGCGTTTCGGTCGTTCGACCTGGTACACATTAACCCCGGCAGCATATGCCCCCGGCACGACATGCCCCCCGGCACCAGATGCCCCATCGCCCCGGCAGGAAATGCCCCCCACCCCGGCACCAGATGCCCCCAGAACCGTAAAGGAACCATCAATTGAACCGTCACCTGATGGCGAACGCGTTCCGCGCTCACCGTCTTGCCCGGTTCAGGACATCGTTGATCTGTTCAATCGAGTGCTCACGCCTGCCTTGCCTGCGGTGGTGCTCGTATCCGAAGCGCGCAAGAAACAACTCCGTGCCCGCTGGAACCAGAGCGCTGTTCACCAGAGCCTCGAGTTCTGGGGTGAGTACTTCGCCGACGTAGCCCGGTCCGACTTCCTGATGGGGCGCGCTGCGGGCAAGTTCGGCGCTGCACCGTTCCGAGCGACCTTCGACTGGTTGATTGCCCCGTCCAACTTCGTGAAGGTGGTGGAGGGCAATTACCATGCGTGAGCCCTACAACGCCGAGGCCGAGCATGGCTTGCTGGGTGCCATGCTGCAGCGCCCAGAGCTGATCGACACCCTGTCCGATGACCTGTCGCCTGAGTCGTTCTACTTCGCCGAGAACGCTGAGGTGTTCCGCGGCATCCTGGCCTTGCGTGCTGCTGGCAAGGCCGTCGACCTGCTGACCGTGGCCGACCAGATAGGCGTGCTGGAAAATGGAGACCGGGCCCTTGGCCACTGCGCATCACTTGTAGCCAACACCCCGAGCGTGGCGAGCGCTGGCACCTACGCCGGTATCGTTCGGGAGCGGGCCATTGAGCGCGCCCTGTACGACCTGAGTGACCGCACCTTGGAGATCGTGCAGGGCAGCGGCGACATCCAGGACAAAATCGCGGCCGTGCAGGCGGCAGCCATGGGCATCGACGCTGGCAGTGACGGCGATGAGGTGGTGAAGGCTGCCGACCTGATGGCTGACCAGCTGGAAGTGTGGCAAGAACGTCACGACCGGCTGTCACGCGGAGAGACGCTGATCGGCCTGTCGACCGGTTTGGCGGATCTTGACGAGAAGCTTGGTGGCCTGCAGCCCGAGCAGCTGATCATCGTGGCTGGCCGCCCGGCCATGGGCAAAACCACCTTGGCCATGGGTTTCGTGCTGGACGCCGTGGTGCGCCAGAAGAAGTCCGGCCTGGTCATTAGCCTGGAGATGAGCAAAAGCCAGCTGATCGACCGCGCCGTCGCCGCCGAGGGCCGGATTCCGCTCAACCTGATCAAGAACGGCTCAGCCTGTGAGTCGCATGGCGCCGAGCTCTGCGCTGCAGCGGCCAAGCTGAAACACGCCAACCTGTTCATTGCCGACCGCGCCGCCGCCACTGTCGGCCGCATCCGCTCGCTGGCCCGTCGCCACAAGATGCGGTATGGCCTGGACATCCTGATGATCGACTACCTGCAGCTGATGGACGGCGAGGGCGGCAACCGCACCGAAGCGGTGAGCAGCATCAGCCGCGGCTGCAAGTTGCTGGCCCGCGAGCTGGGCATCCCGGTCGTGCTGCTGAGCCAGCTCTCCCGCAAGTGTGAGGAACGTCCCAACAAGCGCCCTGTGAACTCGGATCTTCGCGAGTCGGGGGCCATCGAGCAAGACGCCGACGTGATCCTCTTCGTGTACCGCGACGAGGTCTACCACGAAGACAGCGAGTTCAAGGGCGTTGCCGAGATCATTGTCGGCAAGGGCCGCGACATCGAGACCGGCACCGTCCGGACTGCCTTCCTCGGCCAATTCAACCGTTTCGAAACCCTTTCGGCCAGCTGGCAGCCGCCGGCGAAGGCCCCAAGCCAAAACGCGCGGCCGTTGTCGGCCCGCTACGCACGCAAGGAAGTCGTATGACAGTCCCCGCCCTTCGCCCGTTCAAGGCCAAAGCGGCTCGCGCCAAGCCCGTCGATAGGGAAGGGCAGGAGCAGGCCGCGCTGATGAAAGAACTGCAGCTGCGCTACCCGCAGGCCTACAAGCTGATTTACCACGTCCCGAACGGCGGACACCGGATCAAGGCCGTGGCCGCCAAGCTGAAAGGGCAGGGCGTCAAGGCCGGTGTTCCCGACCTGGTGCTGCCGATGGCGCGCGGCGGCTACTTCGGCTTGTACATCGAGTTCAAGGCCAAGCCTCCGTTCGATGCGCCGGTGTCGGCCAGCCAGGATGCCTTCCTGCAGCTGCTGACGAACGAGAACTACCTAGCCATTGTGTGCCGGGGCAATATCGACGCGGTCGAGGCCATCCGCGCCTACCTGCTGCTGCCTGCAACGGTGGCCGCATGAGCGCGACCCGGGAAGTGAAACTGAGCGAGGCTGAGGTGCGCCGGCAGGCCGCCGATAAGTCGGTGCGCGACCTGCGCGACCCGCGTCACCCCGGCCTGTACCTGCGCTTCTGGAGCAACCGCGAGCGCGGCACCTGGCACCTGGTGCGCGGCAAGAAGTGGGTACCGGTCGCCCGCTGGCCTGACCTGACCGTGGCAGCGGTGATTGCCGAGCTGCCCGCGCTGCGTCAGCGCCTGCTGCGCGACCCGGCCACCGCGCCAGTAGTTTCGGGCATGGCCACTGTGGGGCAACTGCTGGACTGGTACGGCGACCGGATGGCGCGTGATCGCTCGCTGTCGGCGAAACGTAAGGCCGGCGCCCGCTCTGCCATTGCCCAGCACCTGAAGCCGCGACTGGATGACCTGGCCGTGGCCGGCGTGACTGCCGATGCGCTGGACAAGCAGCTGATGTGGCCGTGCCAGGCCGAAGTGTCGCTGTCCTACCTGCGGCAGATGTTCGCACTACTGCTGACCGCTTTCCGCCAGGCCTTGCAGCTGGGCTTGATCGACCACAACCCGATGGCCGGGATGCGCTTCAACGATTTCACCAAGGCCAAGATCCTGCCCAAGGCCGCCCGCCTGCGCGATGTGCAACTGCCGGAACTGATGCAGCAGCTGGCCCAGGCATTCGAAACGACCCCGGGTGACGCCATGCTGGCCCTGATGATGCTGGCCCACGGCACCCGGATCGGTGAGACCCGCATGGCGCGCTGGAACGAGATCTCGCTGGCTGCGGCGGAGTGGTTCATCCCTGCCGCCAACGCCAAGACCCGCACCGAGCACCGCCTGCCGCTGACCGCCCAGGTGCAGGCACTGCTGACCCGGTACCGGGCCAGCCAGCAGGCCGACGGCTACGAGGGTGTGTACCTGTTCCCGAATCGCCGGGGCCTGTGCCTCAGCGAGACGCAGGCCAGCAACGTGTTCAAGCGCCTGGGGCAAGGCGAGTGGACCAGCCACGACCTGCGCAAGGTATCCCGCAGCACCTGGACCGACCTCGGCATCGACGGCCACATCGGCGAGATGCTGCTGAACCACAAGCTGGGCAAGATCGCCAGCACCTACATCCACACCCAGGCGATGCAGCAGCGCCGCGCAGCGCTGGAGAAGTGGCACGCCTGGCTTGACCGAATCGGCTTTGCAGCCATCCACGGCCTTACCAAGGCCTTAATTGAAATTTCGCAGAACTCGCCAGAGGCCACAGCAGCCGTGGCGTCGAACGACCTTACCGCATTTGTAATTAGCGAGGATTCGAAGTGACAAGGAAGAGCCATGGCCCTGCCTTCAAGAAGGCTGCGATCAAGTTGGCTCAGTGCCCTTTGTGCCGTGGGAGAGCGGTCACTCAGGGTGTGTTTCACGAACTGCCATGCGGCCACTGCCATGCCTCGGGCTTTGTGGCGGCTGCAACTGGTGAGGCCCTTGCCCTGGATGAACTGGTGACCCAGCTCAGCATGAGGCTCCGGGCAGCGCTGCGGCAGATCGAGCAGTTGAAGAACCCTCAGGCATCCGGGCCTGAGGCGACATATCAGGGAAGCAACCGGCGCGGCGCCGGCGGCACCAACCACACCGGCGATTGAGGGGGAAGGACATGAGCAACGTAGAAAGAACGGCCGAGGAACTGCTGGAGCACTGGGGGCGCTGGGTGGTGCTGGGCTCAGGCGTGTCTTGCTGCGCCTCGCGGGAAAACACCATTCTTGATCCGATGATCACGGACGACGACGCGTTGTTCATTGATCGTCTGGTTGGGCGCCTGCGCAAGCGCTACCCAGAATGCGGCCAGGTCATCATCAAGTACTACACGGCCCGCGACGCAGCGCTTAGGGATGTAGGCAAGAAGCTGGGCTTTGGCGAGGAGAAGACCCGGCAGCTGTGGAAGGCTGGTGTGGCGTGGATTGATGGTGCTCTCGATATTCGTCGCGAGGCGGCTTGACATCCCCGGTCCTCACCCGTATCTTTCGTGTTACTTTGCGGTAGGTGCGCGAGAGCAAACTCGCCATCACCAGCAGCCTCCTTAGAGCCTCGGCATTTGCCGGGGCTTTTTCGTTTTCGGCTCCACCACACCCATCGCCCCGAGCTGGGAGTGCTGTTGGGGCCGAACCTATTCCGCTCCCCAAAAGGGAGGAACCGAGATGCCGAACATGCCCGAGAAGGATCCTGGCCTGTGGGCCGCTGTGCTCGCCTGGGTGCTGGCTCACCAGCCTCAGCTGTACGCCGCTGGCCTGTCAGTCGCGATCGCTGCGCTCCGGGTTGTGTACGGCGGCGGAACCCGGCGCCAAATGATCTTGGAGGGCGCGCTCTGCGGCCTCATTACCCTGGCCTTGGTGCCGCTACTCGAATGGATGGGACTGCCTCAGGGCATGGCCACCTTCGCCGGTGGTGCTGTTGGCTTCATGGGTGTGGAGAAGCTGCGCGGCTACTCCGATTTGTTCCTGTCCCGAAAGGCTCAAGGCTGATGGCCAGGCTCAAGACACTCGGCTCACGCATCAAGGAGAGCGTAGGGTCGCGGGTCAAGGTGGTCACACCTGGCAGCTGGCGGAGCGGCATGACCAGCTCCCAGCGTGGCTACGACTACCGGTGGCAGAAGGCGCGAGAGCAATACCTGCGTGACAACCCGCTGTGCGCTTACTGCGCCCGGCAGGGACGAACGGCAGCGGCCAGCGTCGTTGACCACATCGTGGCTCATCGAGGCGACAAGGATCTCTTCTGGAATCAGGCTAACTGGCAGCCGCTCTGCAAGCCCTGCCACGACTCGATCAAGCAGGCCGAGGAGGCTGCTGGCCTGATGGGCTGACCGTCAGCGTAATGGCGCGCGGTCGCCCGAGGCACCTTCGAGGCACGTCAGTGGCGTGCCGCTAGGGTGGGGGGAGGTCAAAATATAGCGATTCGCATCTAGCTAGACCGCCACCGACCCCACGTACAGATTTTTTTCCCCCACAGGATTTTTGTTAAATGGCTTTAACATCCCGCAAGCGCGCATTCATCGCAGCGCTGAGGGAAGGTGCGTCCAATCGAGACGCAGCTGTGGCGGCTGGCTATTCCGAGAAGACAGCGTCTGCGGCGGGCTCTCGGCTGGTGAAGGACAAGGACGTGGCGGCAGAGTTGCTGAAGCTCCGCGCCCTGGGCCTGATGCCTCCAGATGTTAAAGGCGATGTTAAAGCAGATGTTAAAGCCGCGCCTACTTCGAAGCCCGCCAAAGAGGCTGCTCAAGACATAGAGGCTTCGCCCGCGACTGACGAGCAAGCCGAGCCGGAGCCCGCCGGTTTCGACCTGATGCAGGCGCTTCTCCATCGTGATCCGAAGGACTTCCTCCTGTCGGTGATGAACGATTCCGGTTCAGAGCCGAAGCTGCGTGTCGATGCAGCCAAGGCTCTGATGCCCTTTGTGCATCCTCGCAAAGGGGAAAGCGGCAAGAAGGACCAGGCTCAGGCCAAAGCTGAGCAGGCCGCCACCGGCAAGTTCGGGGCGCGTCGTGGTCCGCTGAGGGCCGTCAAATGATGGAGTGGACAACCGCATGCCCCGACTGGGAGCAGCGCATCGTTGCGCGCCAGAGCCTGATCCCGTTCGAGCCGCTGTTCCCGGCAGAAGCCGAGGAAGCGCTCGACGTGTTCGGCGCCCTGCGAATGGTCGACGCCACCGGCAGCCCGCTGATGTGCGAGACGGTCCGCGACTGGGTGAACCAGTTCGTAGCCGCCATCTTCGGCGCCTATGACCCGGATGAGGGCCGGCGCCTGGTCAGCGAGTTCATGCTGCTGATCAGCAAGAAGAACGGCAAGTCCACCATCGCGGCGGGCATCATGCTCACCGCCTTGGTCCTCAACTGGCGACCATCCGGCGAGTTCATCATCCTGGCACCGACCAAGGAGATCGCCGACAACTCCTACATCCCGATTCGCGACATGGTGCGGGCGGACGAAGAGCTGGACGCCCTCCTCAAGGTTCAGGACCACTTGCGCACCGTCACCCACCGGCAGACCAACGCCACGCTCAAGGTGGTGGCGGCCGACAGCGAGACGGTGTCGGGCAAGAAGGCGATCGGCGTTTTCGTGGATGAGCTGTGGGTGTTCGGCAAGCGTGCCAATGCCGAGGCGATGTTGCGGGAAGCTACTGGCGGCCTGGCCTCTCGTCCTGAGGGCTTCATCATCTGGGCAACTACCCAGTCCGATGCGCCCCCGGCCGGTGTCTTCCGGCAGAAGCTGATGTACGCCCGCAAGGTGCGGGACGGCGAGATCATCGACAAGTCGTTCCTGCCGGTGCTGTACGAGTTCCCGAAAGCGATGCTCGATGCCGGCGCCCACCGGGACTTCGCCAACGCCTACATCACCAACCCCAACCTGGGACTGTCGGTGGATGAGCCTTTCATCGAGCGGGGCTATGCCCAAGCCCAGATGGACGGCGAGGAGTCTTTCCGTGGTTTCCTCGCCAAGCACCTCAACGTCGAGATCGGCCTGGCCCTGCTGTCGGATCGCTGGGCCGGCGCTGACTACTGGGAGCGGCAGGCCTCCGACGACTGCCGAACCTTGAACGACCTGCTCGAGCGATGCGAGGTGATCGACATCGGTATCGACGGCGGCGGCCTAGATGACTTGCTTGGCTTCGCCGCTGTCGGGCGTGAGCGGGACACCCGGCGCTGGCTGACCTGGACCCACGCCTGGGCGCACCCGTCCGTGCTGGAGCGGCGCAAAGCTGAGGCACCGCGCATCCGCGACTTCGCCAACGACGGACACCTGACCCTGGTGGAACGTATCGGTGATGACGTCGACCAGATCGCTGAGCTGGTTGCCCAGGTGGAGGAGGCCGGCCTGCTTGATCAGGTAGGTCTCGACCCGGTCGGCATCGGCGCCATTCTCGACGCGTTGGAGGCCCGCGGTATTCCTCGAGAGAAGATCGGCGGCGTGAAGCAGGGCTACACGCTGGGCGGCGCGATCAAGACTGCTGAGCGGAAGCTGGCCGAGGGCTGCCTGTGGCATGGCGGCCAGCCCATGATGGCCTGGTGCTGTGGCAACGCCCGTGTCGAGCCTCGCGGCAACGCAATCCTAATTACCAAGCAGGCCAGCGGTTCGGCAAAGATCGACCCGCTGATGGCGCTGTTTAATGCCGTAACGCTCCTGGCTCTCAACCCTGAAGCGCAGGGCGGAATGGCTGACTACCTGGATAACGGGTTCTTCGGACTTATAGGCTGACCATGGCATTCAAATGGTACAACCCCATGACCTGGGGCTTCTTCGGCTATACCGACCCGGCGACGGGCGAGTATGTCGAGGTTGACCTTGAGGTCGGTGGCAAGCGCACCAAGGCGGGCGTGAGAGTCACCGCCAAGACGGCCCTGTCGATCAGCATGGTCTGGTCCTGCGTCAAGATCCTTTCTGAGTCGCTGAGCGGTTTGCCACTTAAGCTTTACGAGGACAAGCAGGGCAGCCGGGCGTTGGTCGCCGGCAACGACCCGATGCTCAAGTTGCTGCGCAAGCCCAACCCGTACATGACCAGGCTGAACTTCCTGAAGTTCGTGGTCGTGAACATGGCCCTGCGAGGCAACGCGTTCGCCTTGATCGAGCGCAACGTGCACGGCACCCCGATCGGACTGGTGCCGCTGGATGGCCGGTCCGTGAAGATCGACACCGAGGAGGAGCTTACCTATCTGGTCACTCCAAAGGAGGGGGAGACGTTCCCGGTGTCGCCGGAGTACATGCTGCACTTCAAGTTGTTCAGCCTGGACGGCATCGTCGGTCTGTCCCCCATCGAGTACCAGGCCGAGACCATGGGGCTCGCCAAGGCTGGGCAGCAGTGGTCGGCGCGGTTCATGCGCAAGGGCGGCTTTACCGGTGGCTACGTCATCTACGAGCAGTTCCTGACCGAGGCACAACAGGCCAGGATCATGGCGAAGTTCCCGGATGTGCGGAAGGGTGATGCCGACGACATCGGCAAGATGGCCATCCTCCAGGGCAACCCCAAGATCGTCCCGGCTGGGATCAGCCAGAAGGATGCCCAGTTCATCGAGTCGCAGCAGTTTCAGGAGGAGGCCCTGGCGGGCATCTACGGTGTGCCGCTGTGGCTGGCCAACCGCGCTGGCAAGACCTCAATCATGGGTTCGAACCTAGAGCAGCAGCTCACCGGCTTCATTACCTTCGGCCTCAAGCCCTACATCGATTCCGTTGAGGACGAGCTCAACGACAAGCTGTTTGGATCCGGCCAACGCTTTGTTGAGTTCGTTGTGGAGGGCCTGCTGCGTGCTGACAGCGCCGGCCGCGCCTCGTACTTCCAGGCCGCCTTGGGCGGTTCTGGCGGCTCAGGGTGGTTGTCGATTGACGAGGTCCGCGAAAAAGAAAACTACCCGCCGCTGGGCGGCGACTACGCCCGGGTCACCCGGTGGGAGATACAAAAAAATGGCGAACCTTGAATGCCCGTTCGAGCTCAAGGCCGTGGACGAAGCCGGCAATTTCGAAGGCTACGCCGCAGTGTTCAACAACATTGACCTAGGCGACGACGTGATCCTCCCCGGCGCGTTCACCCGCGTGAAGGCAACCCGCAAGGGCCAACTCAAGCTGGCCCTGTACCACGACCTGACTCGCCTGGTCGGCACCGCCGATTACACCCAGGACGATCACGGCCTTCTGCTGAAAGGGCAGGTCAACCTCAACGTCAGCTATGCCCGTGACGCCTACGAGCTAATGAAGGCCGACATCCTCGACAGCATGTCGATCGGCTTCAACACCATCAAGGCAGATTTCGAGGACCGCGCCGGTCGGCGCGTACGCCTCATTAAGGAGGCTGAACTCTGGGAAGCCTCCTTCGTCCCGTTCGGCATGAACCCCGAGGCGCAGGTGCTCAGCGTCAAATCGGACATCAGACTTTTCGAGAAAGCCCTGCGCGAACGCATGGGCCTCTCGCAGAAGGAGGCGGCAGCAGTCGCTTCGCTCGGCTACACCGCGCTACGCCGTGACGGCGGGAGCGAGGCCACGGCGATCGTGGATGAGCTGAAAGAAATTCCCAACTTGTTCACCCAATATTTCGGAGTGTCGCCATGAGCGAAGTGAAAGAACTGAAGGATTCCCTGGAACTGCAATTGAAGACCGGCTTCGACGGCCTGCAGAAGAAGTACGATGCGGCCATGGATGAGGTCCAAAAGGGCAACCAGGTCACGACTGACCTGAAAAAGCAGATCGAAGACCAGAAGGGCGAACTGCAGAAAGTCATCGACCAGGTCGTGGATCTGGAGCAGAAGGGCGTCAAACTGCGAGGCCAGCCCGGCGAGGGTAAGAGCTTCGTCGACCTCATTCAGGGCGACGACGGTTATAAGTCTCTGAAAAAAGGTGGTGCCCTGGCTGAGCTCGACGTCACCAAGTCCGATCTGGCCAGCATGAAGGAAATGAAGGTCACCAGCGCCGGCATCGTGGCACCGCAGTTCGACCCGGTGATTCAGCCGGGTATCCGCCAAGAGCTGCGCATTCGCGACCTGCTGACCGCCGTGCCGGTCTCGGGGCAGAACTACACCTACTTCCGCGAAAACCTGCACACCCGTGGCGCCGCGCCGGTCGCCGAGGGCGGGCTGAAACCAACCAGCAACGTAACCTTCACCACCGAGACCGATCGCGTGAAGAAGATCGCGGTCTGGATGCCGGTCACCGATGAAGCGCTGGACGACGTCCCGCAGCTGTTCGCGTATCTCCAGCAGCTGCTGCGCTACGACCTCAAGCTCGAGGAGGAGGCTCAGATCCTCAAGGGCGACGGTACCGGCGAGAACCTCAATGGCCTGATGACCCAGGCCACCAACTACAACACTGCCCTCAGCAAGGCCGGTGACACCGCCATCGACCTGGTCCGCCGATCCATCTATCAGGTGCGCAAGCAGTCGCAGATGTCGGCTGATGGCGTGGTGATGACTGAACTGGACTGGATGAATATCGAGCTGCAGAAGGACGGCGAGAACCGTTACCTGTTCGCCAACCTGCAAGGTCTGGTCACCCCTATCCTCTGGGGTCGCCCGGTGATCACCTCGGACAGCATGGACGAGGGCGACGGCACCAACGGTGGCGAGTTCCTGACCGCCAACTTCGCTCGTTCCACCACGCTTTTCGACCGCATGTCGTTCCTGTTCAAGATGGGCTTGATCAACGATCAGTTCATCAAGAACGAACGTGCTCTGCTGGTCGAGGAGCGCCTGGGCCTTGGCGTGCGCCGTAAGGAAGCCTTGGTGAAAGGGCGCTTCCCGACCGCCTAACCCCACCGAAGGCCGGCATATCGCCGGCCTCTTCATTTCTGGAGGCAGCATGAAAATCAAGATTCTGTGGGGTTTCGTCGGCAACGGGGCGCTGTTAGGCGGAACTTCGAACAAGGTCAAGGCCGGTGAAACCTTCGATGAGGCTGATGACGAATACGCTCACGCCTTGATCGGCAAGGGGTTAGCCGAAGAAGTCGATAGCGACGGTAAGGCGAAGGCGGTGAGACCCAAGGAAACCAAGCCTACCGCGCCGAAAGAGAGCAAGTGATGATCGACCTGGCCACCGTGAAGATGCACCTGCGGGTCGACGGCGATGAGGAAGACGCCTTGATCGGCGGCTATGTCGCGGCGGCCAAGGCCCACGTTGAGCAGCACTGCGACCGCAAGCTGGTTGAGACCGACCCGGTTGAGCCCGAGGAGATGGGGTTGACCAGCGATGTCGAGCAGGCGGTCCTATTGCTGGTCGGCCACTGGTACGCCAACCGCGAGGCCGTTGCCGTGGGCACCATCGCCACCGCCATGCCTCTCGCAGTCGAAAGGCTGCTCTGGTACAGGAAGCGATTCTGATGAAAGCCGGACCTATGCGCCACCGTTGTCGGATCTTCAAGCCCCACCGCGAGCAGAACCGCTCCGGCGGCGCCACTGAAACCTGGGTGGAGGTGGGTGAGGTTTGGGCTGAAATCACCACTCCGACCGGCAGGGTTTCGCCCGTCGCTGAGCAGTTGCAGGCGGTGATCAGCGCCGAGATCCGCGTCCGGCCGCGCTCGGACATCGTCGCTGGCTGGCGACTGACCGAGAAACGCACTGGCATGACTTACCGGGTCGAGGCACCGCTGCTCAACAACGAACGGGACATGCTGCGGCTGCTGTGCTCCAGCGTCCCCAACCCATGAGGTGAACCATGAAAATTCAAGCACTGGGGCCACTGACCGGCGCCTCTGGCGAGCGCGAGAAGGGCGAGATCTTCGTCGTCGAAAAGGCCTATGGCGAAGGGCTGATTGCCCGCGGCTATGCCGTGGAAATCAAGGACGAAGCCACCCCCGACAAGCCAGCGAAGGCCGCCCAGGCCAAGGAGTAGGCCATGGCGCGCCGGTCCAGTATCCGCGGCGATATCCGGCTGCGCCGGACGCTGCGCAACATACACAAGACGATGGACAACGAACTGCAGCCCGCCATGGCCAAGGCGGCGGCGCGCGTGCTGGCCACTCAGCAGCAGCTGATCCCGAAGGACACTGGCGCTGCGTCGGCGGCCCTGCGGGTCTACGTCGCCCCCAGCGGCCTGGATGCCCAGGTCGGTATCAGGGGCAAGCGCGACAATCGGCGATTCTTCTACCTGCGGTTCCTCGAGTACGGCACGAAGGGCTATTCCGGCAGCATGTACCAGCGAGCCGACCGCAACGCGGTTGGCGGTGTGCACACCAACAACCGCGACAAGTCGAAGCTGAAAGGGCGCCGCAATGCGCTCCGTCAGCGCGACACCAAGAACAAGTCGGATGGGCAACACTTCTTCGGCAAGTACCCGGACATACCCGCTAGGCCAGCTCATCCGTGGCTGCGGCCGTCGCTGGACGTCAACCGCGAATACGTGATGGCCGACCTTCAGGAAGCTGTCCGGCGCACGCTGCGCAAGGCGAGCCAGGGGGTAGGCAATGGCTGATCCATCGCTGGCCTTGCAGGAGGCTATCTTCGCCAGGCTTCAAGCCGAGGTTAGCTGCCCGATCTACGACGGTGCGCCGCTGAATGCGGCGATGCCGTACGTGTCGATCGACCGGGAGGTCTCGGTCAACAGCAGCCCGATCTCTGGCCGAAAGCGCGAAACGCGTCTGCTGTACCTGTCGGTCTGGTCTGAGGCCGTGGGACAGGCTGAGGTCAAGCGCATCAACGGCGAGGTCATCGCCGCCCTGGACGAGCGCCGTCTACCGCTGGAGGTGGGCCGCGCGGTTTCCGTCCGGGTCGAGCAGGCCGACGCCCAGCGCGACGCCGACGGCATCACATACCAGGGCTCGATTACCGTCCGCGTGATTACCACCCACTGAACCACCCAACGGCCGCACCGCGGCTTTTATCCAATGAGCCTTTGGAGGATCCCCCATGGCCGACGACAACCTCAACACAGCCGCCGGCTGCCGCTTCTTCATCGGCGGCAAGACCGGCGCGGACACCGAAACCGAGTACAAGGCCGACACCTACGTCGAAGTGGGCGAGATCGAGGACCTGGGCGAGTTCGGTGACACCTTCAGCAGCGTGAACTTCACCTCGCTGAAAGACGGTCGCGTGCGCAAGTACAAGGGCACCGCTGACGCCGGTGACCTGACCCTGACCGTGGGCCTGGATAACGGCGATGCTGGACAGAACGCGGTGAAGACCGCGCACAAGGACCGCAGCAAGGGTGACTACAACATCAAAATCACCCTCAACGACGGTGACCCAGACGGCTCGCCGGTGATCAATCCGACCACGTTCTACTTCCGTGGGAAGGTAATGAACAACACCGTGGCACCTGGTGCTGCTGACAACGTGGTCCGCCGCAATGTCACCATCGGCATCAACTCGGACATCCTCGAGCTGCTGCCGGCATCGGTCACCCCCTAACACCCGGGGCTTCGGCCCCGGCAACATAGGACCTGATCCATGAACAATACGTTGCACGGTACCGTTACCGTAAAACTGGGCGATGAGGAGTTCACACTTCGACCCACCCTCAAGGCAGTGAGGGCGATCGAGAGCCGTTTCGGCGGTCTGCGCGGCGCATCTGGAGCCCTGCATGCAGTAGGCGTGGATGCGGTGGCCTTCATCATTGCCGCCGGTGCTGGCCTGGAAGAGAAGGCTGCCGAAGCGCTGCCCGAGAAGGTCTGGCAGGAAGGCGTGGCCGGGCTGACACCGCCAGTCACCAGGTATCTTGGCGCTCTCTACAATCCGCGAGGCGGTGACCCGGGAAACGACCAAGCCGGGACGGCGTAAGCGCTGTCGAAGACGGCAGCTACGTCGACCGGCTGTATGGGATCGCCACCGGCTGGCTGGGCTGGGCGCCGGATGTGGCCTGGTCTACGCCGCTCCCTGAGCTGTTCATGGCCATGGATGCCAGGATCGAGTGGATGCAGATGACCAACCCGTTCGGTACCGGAAAGAAGCAGGGCTCGAAGGAGAAGCCAAGTGCTTCCAATGTGGCCGACAAGCTGAGGATGGCATTGACTGGGAGAAAAGCTAACTGATCAGTTGGCCGACTTTGATACCCTTTGCGTTTTTGAAGGGGAGACTGTCATGCGTAAATGGATTTGTGCTGGGGCTTTACTCATCCTCGCGGGCTGCGGGGCTGGCGACTCGGATTCAAATAATGCGTCAGGAGCCACAGGGATTATCGATGAGTGGATCCTTGCGGACTATCCGGATAATTCCATAGTCATTGGCAGCGATAAATCAGATCCTACATACGGCAAGCTCAAGGATGCCATTCCGCGAGTTAATAAGGAGAAGAATGAGGCCGCTCATCTAGTCGCGAGAAAGTGCAAGCATGTTGTAAATGTTTTGTTCTTGCGTCGTGAAAGCTCACTCGAAGAATTAAAGTTCATAGTGGATTGCGAAGGTGGCGAGCGATACGAGCTCACAAGTGCTGATCTGGCTAAAGGGGGCGGTGTTAAAGCCAATTCCGATAAGTCGATAGGAAGATCCGATGCGATTCAGAAGTGCAAGGATTTAGTGAATGATAAACGTCTAACCAACCGCTCGTTGAATTTTCATGAGTTATCGGATTCGAACTACTATAAAGCCCCGAATGGCAACGTGAGGCTCGTTCTTGGGTTCGACGAAGACGGTATAGGTGGCACAAAGACAAAATGGCGTGCAGCTTGTACGTTTGATGCTGAATGGAAGGGCGATGTGACCATCAACCCTAACTGATAAATCAGCGTTTATTAGCCTGGCCGATGCCGGGCTTTTTTTGGGGTGAAGAAATGGCCGACCAACAAGTTCAAGGCATGCTCGTCCAGATCGAGGCAACTACGGCGCAATTGCGGCGCGAGCTGGCGAGCGCCGATCAGTTGGTCTCCAAAACTAGTCAGGCAATTGATCGCAACTTGGCAACAGTTGATTCCGCGTTTGATCGAGCTGGTGCAGCTGCTCAGGGCGCAGGAGCGCTCATGCGGGGGGCCTTTGCAGCGGTCGCTGGAGCCGGCTTGATTGGGGGCATCATCAAGCAGGTCGACGCCTACGGACAGATGTCGGACCGCATGAAGGCTGCCGCGGGCAGCGCTGGCGAATACCAGATGGTGCAGGAGCACCTGATGCAGACCGCGCAGGAAACCTACCGCCCACTGGCTGAAGCACAGGAGCTCTACATTCGCACTGCCGATGTCATGCGCAGCCTGGGCTTCAACACCCAGCAAACGCTCGACATCACCGACAGCTTCAGCTTCCTGCTGGTGACCAACGCCGCGGCCGCCGACAAGGCCGGCTCCGCGCTGGATGCCTATTCGAAGGCGCTGCAGACCGGCAAGGTTGAGGCCGATGGCTGGGTATCCATTCAGGACGCCATGCCGACCATCGTCACCGCGATCGCCACCGCCACTGGCAAGAGTGCCGAAGAGGTCCGCAAGCTCGGTGTCCAGGGCAAACTGTCGCTCGATGACATCAATACCGGCCTACTGCGAACCGTGGAGGTCAACCGCAAAGCAGCGGCGGACATGTCCACAAGTGTTCAAGATGCCTTGAACAACATCAGCAACGCCACTGGCACCTTCCTGGGCAAGCTGGAGGAGCAAACCGGTGCCGTCGCAGGGTTGTCTAAGTTTTTGGTGCTGCTGGCGGATAACGTTGATCTGGTAGCGGTAGCAATGGGAGGCGCAGGGGCCGCAGCTCTCACTACATATGCGGCAAAAGCCTACGTCGCTGTGAAAGCACTGCTGACTCAGCGGGCTGCTGCGGTTAGAAGTGCAGAGGCTGCTGTAATCGCCGCTGATGCTCAAAGGCTTTTCGCTCAAGCGCAACTGCAGCAAGCTCAGGCTTCTGTGGCTGCCGCCACAGGCCTGCAGCGTTTGACTCTGGTCCAGAGCCAGTTAATCCCAAAACAGGCCGCGCTCACCGCCTCAACAGAGGCGCTGGCCATTGCTCAAGCCAACTTGGCCCAGGCGACCGTCCGAGGCGGCCTTCTCGCTGCGCTAGGTGGGCCAGCGGGTCTTGCCGTATTGGCCGGTACTGCCGCTGCGAGTTTCCTGCTGCTGCGAGACAACTCGGACTCGCTCGAAAAGAAGCTGGGCGATCTCAGCGACCCGCTCGACAAGCTGGTCGAGCGCTTCAACAAGCTGAACAGTGCGACACAGGCCGTGGCGCTGCGCGAGCTGCAAGGCAAAATCGAGGACGCGCAAAGCCAACTGTCGCAGGTATCTGGGTCGATTGCAGATCGGTTCGAAAACGATCTTCGTGGCGTAGGCGCCGCTGGCGTCGACGGCCTGATGACCGGCCTGGCTCCCATGCCCGCGGAGGCCCAAAAAGCACTCGACTTGGTGCGAGATGCCGCAAACGACTTTGCGAAGGGCGCGGTTGTGGACTGGAAGGCTGTCGCCGATCAGGTGCGCGGCATCCCGGGCGTAACCGAGGCGATGGCCCAAGCTATCGAAAAGGGGCAGATCAAGGCCTCCGATCTAAGCGGTGAGCTGCAAAACCTGAAGACCAAGCTCGCCGAGCTGACAGGAGAGACGGACCGAAACACGGCTTCGACCACAGCCAACAACGCCGCGAAAGCCGGCATGAGCACGGCGGGTCAGACCTACCTGGAAACGCTGCAGAAGCAGTTGGCCGGCCTGCAGGACAATGGCGACGCGATGAAGATCGCCAACCGCTACATCGCCGAAAACGCCGATCTCACCGAGACCGACCGACAGGCGATCCTTTCGGCGGCCAGCGCGATCGAGGCACAGAAGAAGGCCAATCAGGGCGCCAAGCAGGAAACGAAAGACGCCACCTCTGCGCAGACGAAGCTGAATCAGCAACTGAAGGAAGCAGAGACCGCTTATCAGCAGTTGAAAAAGGCTTACGACCCCGTAGGCGCTGCGTCCGATGAGTTTCAGAAGCAGACCAAGAACCTTGATCTACTGCTGGCGCAGAAGAAAATCACCACCGAAGAGTACGGCAAAGCTGTTGGTGTGCTCGCCGAGCAATTCAATAGTGCGGTGCAGGCCTCGACCGGCCTGTCGCGGGCGATGAAGTACCAGGCCGATCTTGAGCGTCAGTTGGCGATCGCCCAGCAGCAGGGCGACGCTGCCGCTGCTGCGATTGGAATGGGAGACAAGCGGGCAAGTCGTGCTCAGTCTCGGCTGGCGCTTGAGCAAGAAAACAACAACAAGGTCCTGGCGCTGCGAGACGAGTTGGCTACAGCCAGCACTGAAAAGCAGCGTCAGGAGCTTGAAAAGCAGATTGCCTTGAGGCAAGAGTACGGCGCCAAGCTGGTGCAGGTCCAAGAGGACACCTTCGCCAAGATCGACGCGGCCCAGGCCGACTGGAGTAACGGCGCGTCAGCAGCCCTGGAAAATTATCTCGACAGCGCCGCCGATGTAGCCGGCCAGACGCAGGAGCTGTTCACCAATGCGTTCAGCAACCTCGAAGACGGCATCGTTCAGTTCATCAAGACCGGCAAGGCGTCGTTCAAGGACTTCGCGGACGCGATCATCGAGGACCTGATTCGCATCCAGGTGCGCCAGGCGGCTGCCGGCTTCCTCAGTTCGGCGTTCGGCTTCTTGGGCGGCGGTGGGGCGGCGCTGGGGAAGGGCACCATGACCGGATTCAGCGAAGGTTCGTTCGTCGCGAATGCAAAGGGCGGGGTCTACGACTCGCCAAGCTTGTCGGCCTATTCCGGCGGGGTGTACGACAGCCCGCAGATGTTCGCCTTCGCCAAGGGGGCGGGCATCTTCGCTGAGGCCGGGCCTGAAGCAATTCTGCCGCTTCACCGGGGACCGGATGGCTCCCTTGGCGTCATGGCCGCTGGCGCTGGCGGAGGTGGCGGAGAGTCCTCGATTACCTTTGGCGGCATCACCCAGCACATCCAGGTGTCAGGGCAGGCCAACGCTGCCACCCTGGCCGATGTTCGGCGTGCCGCCGAGCAGGGGGCGCGGGATGGCTACGAGCTCATGTTGCGAGACTTCAAAACCAACGGCGCCGGGCGGCAGATGCTGCAGCGGCGGTAACTATGCTCGGCCCGCTTCGGCGGGCTTTCTTTTTGGAGTGACCCAATGGCGGAGGAATGGCCCGAGGACCTGGAGCCCACTGAGGTCACCTGGGGTGTCGTCTACAACAACCGGGGCTTCAGTTCTTCGCTGTCAAATTCGCAGCAGATCGTGGCTCAGCCTGGCTCCTACTGGAAATGCACCATGAATTTCGGCGTTCTGTATGAGGAGGACGAACGCGAACTGACCTCGCTGCTGGGCCGCCTGCACGGGATGTTCGGCACGGTAAACATCCCGTACCTCACCCGAGCGCGGGTGGACAACATCGGCACGCCGACGGTAGCAGTCGCCAATGCCCAGGCCAGCGTCATGCAGCTGCAAGGCATGCTGGCCAGCCGGCCGGTATTCAGCCGCGGCGATCTCATCACCATCAGCGGGGAGATGTTCGAGGTGGTGGAGCACGCATCCTCCGACGCCGCTGGCAAAGCCGTGATTGCGGTGAACAAGCGCATCCGAAAGCTGATCCCGGTCGGCAGTGTAGTGGAGTACAAGAATCCCTACTGCGAGATGCGCCGCATGGATGACACCAACGAATGGACCACCCAGCCGGTGGTTTCGAACTCGACTCTGCAATTTCGAGAGGCATTCTGATGGCCACCGGTGTTTTTCCTTTCAGCCAGACAGTCGTCGATATCATCGCCAAGGGCAATTTCATGGCGGTATACGCCTGCCAGCTGGACTTCCCCGATGGGATGGTCTTCGCGCATACCGGTACCGGCGACCTGGTAATCGATGGCATCACCTATCAGGGTGTCGGCACCTTCGGCGCAGTCGGACAGTCGCAGGAGAGCAGCAACTCGGGCTCGCCCATGTCCGTGGAGCTCACGCTCAACGGCCTGGACGCCCAGATCATCACTGAAACCTCGCTGAAGGGGTGTCGGGGGCGCAACGGCAAGCTGATGTTCGTGGTGTTCGACCAGGACGGCAGCTATGCCGCCGATATCCTGTTCAGCGGGCGCATGGACGCCGCCAAGTTCTCCTATGCGGGCAACGGCGAGGAAGGCAACAGCATCACGGTTCCCCTCATCGACCGCATGGCCGAGTGGAACCGGACCGGTACCGAGCGCTGGACCGACGAGAACCACAGGGCGCGCCGCCAGGACGACCGCTTCTTCTTCGCCATCGCCCAGATTGCCGACTGGCCTATCTACTGGGGCGCCTCCAAGGACGCACCAAAGTTCACCTACGAGACATAGCCATGCGAAAGCGCGATTGGACGACACAGCTTGCCACCACGATCAAGGCCGCCATTGAGCGGCCTTTTTCATGGGGCGAATTTGACTGCTGCCTGTTTGCCGCCGACTGCGCCGTGGCGGTTTGCGGTACCGATCCGGCTCAGGCCTACCGTGGCACCTACAAGAGCGAGGCTGGCGCCAAGCGAGCGCTGAAGAACAACCATGGAAGCCTTGAGGCCGCATGGGATGCCTGCTTTGCCCGGGTGCAGCCGGGCCTGATCCAGCGGGGCGACATCGCCCTGTACGACGGCCCTAACGGGCGAGGCATTGCGGTGTTCTGGGCGGATGAGTTCTGGTCGGTGTCCCCCGATGGTGTCGGGCGTATCGAGTGTGAACCGTTGACGGTGTGGAGAGTTGAATGAGTTCAGCAGTCAAGAAGGTGGCCCAGATCGCGGTCGGCGCGGCCATCGGCTTCATCCAGGGAGGGCCTTGGGGCGCGCTGGCGGGCGCAGCGATGGCGTTCTACGTCGCTTCGCAGCAGGACAAGCTCGATACCGGCTCGCTGCGCACCAGTGAACCGTCCAGCCAGACCCTACGCTCGTCCAAGGCGGCTGCCCGGTACGTACTGGGCCGGGTGAGCACTGGCGGCGTTCTAGCCTGGGGGCAGGAACAGGCTGGCGACCAGACCGACGGCGAATGGCTACACATGGTGTATGTGCTGTCGGAGGGAGAGATTGACGGGCTGGAGGACATCTTCCTCGGCGAGGAGCGCGTTCAATCCTATGGGGAGCACGCGAGTTATGAGCTGGTCACCAACCCGACCCAGGTCAATGCCTTCCTGAAAGCCAACAGCCCGGACTGGCGCGACACCCAGATTGGCCGAGGCCTGTCTTTCATCCGGCTGTCGTTCAAGTACAGCGCCGAGAAGTATCCCTCTGGCATTCCGGATGTGCGCTTCGTGCTTCGCGGGCGCCGGGATATCTACGATCCTCGGACCGGGACCGCCGGTTACAGCGAAAACACCGCACTTCACATCCTCTGGTTCCTGCGCAACCGGTGCGGCGTGCCGGATGATGAGATCGTGTTCGCGAGTTTCGCCAACAGTGCCAGCGTGTGCGATGAGATGCTGGCCAACGCAGACGGCAGCACCTCGGCGCGATACCGCTCCGGCTGTGTCATCGGCGCCGACGAGTCGCGCACCCAGGTGATGCAGAAGCTGGAGGCGGCGTGCGGCGGCAAGCTGATCCGTGTCGGCGGCCGCTGGATGCTGCAGGTCGGGGCCTACTACGGCCCGTACGACTTCGAGATCACTGAGGACATGGTGATCGGCACCGTCACCGGTAGCACCGAGCCGACCAACGACTCGGCGATCAATACCGTGCGCGGCACCTTCGTGGACCCGGCGCAGGCCTGGGCCGAGACGGACTATCCCGAGGTGTCGGTGAGCGAGTGGGTGGTGGCAGACGGCGGTGAGGCGGCAGAAACACTGTCGTTCTCCTACGTCAGCAACCCGTACCAGGCTCAGCGCCTGGCGAACATCGAACTGCGCCGCCGGCGCGCAGGTGGCACCCTGTCGATCCCCATGAACTTCATGGGCTACAACTGCCGCCCTGGCCGCTCGGTGAAGGTCAACCTGCCATCCCTGAATATCGTGGGCGAGTTCATCGTCACCGACTGGTCGATGAGCGCCGACAGTGGCTGCAACGTCTCGGTTGCCCAGAACGAACCGGCAATCTTCGACGACGCCGTAGGTCAGCCATACAATCCGATCGGCTTCATCAAGCTGCCGGCCGGCGGCCTGGGCGGTCCTACCGGACTCGCCTGGTCGACCGAGGAAAATGCCGAGTCGGTACAGGGTACCCTGTCGTGGGTGGCGCCCTACGGCGTGGTCACGGGCTACGCCATTACAATTCGCCAAGGTGCGACCGCAGTCCAGGCCCAGCAGGTCCCAGCTACAGCGCTCAAGCTGCCACTGTCAGGTTTGCCGTCTGGTAGCTACACCATGAGCGTGGCTGCCCTCGGCCCGCTGACCCGCTCCGGCGAGGCCAGCATCACCGTGAACATCGACGGTCCTCCGATTCCTGAATCGTGCGTGGTGCAGGCCACGATCGACACCATCACTCTGATCCCGGGCAATACGCTGCATGGCTTGAACGGCGGCACCTACGAGTACTTTTTCTCCACCAACCCGCAGGCCACACAAGGCGATTACCTGGGCCAGGGCCTGTCTTTCACCCATACCGGTCTTGCCTTTGCAACCAACTACGCCTACTTCATCCGTTCGAAGAACGCCTACGGTGTCAGCGCCTTCTTGAAGGTGGTTGCGTCCACCTCCAGCGACATGGCCAACATGCTTAAGGCGCTGGAGGGGCAGATCAGGGAGGGCCAATTGTGGCCGGAGCTTGAAGGCCGTATCGACCTCATCGATGGCAATGGTCCTGGGTCGGTCAATGAGCGTCTGGGCGAGCTGCGAGACGAGATCGGTGACCTTGCTGACTCAATGCCCTATGACCCTGAACGAACCTATTCGATCGACCAGGGCGTTCTTGGCCAGGACGGCAAGCTCTACCAGGCCAAGGGTGACGTGCCGATCAATACGCCCCCGCCAAACGTGGCCTACTGGGACGACGTAGGGCAGGCGGTTCGTACCGCCAACGGCCTGGCGGCGCAGGTCAATCAGAACCGCGTCGATATCGACGAGCAGGAAGACCGGATCACGGCCAACGCCGAAAGCCTCCAGGCTTTGCAGGTGAAGGTTAACGACCCAGTCACAGGTGTCGCCGCGACGGCCGAAGGCCTGAGCCAGATGAAGGGCACGGTCGAGACCATCGATGATCAGGTCAAAGCCAATGCCCAGAAGCTCGACGGCGTGTTTGCACAAGTCAACCCGGCCATGGCCGGCAGCGAAGAGGGTTTCGCTGGATCGGAACAGACGTATGTCGGCGTATGGTCCCAGCTGTCGGCGCAGATCGAGGGCGACGTGGCCCAGGCGCAGCGCACCGACCAGGTAGAGGTACGCCAGGGTGAGACCAACGCGCTGGTCCAGCAGGTCAGCAAGTCGGTGGTGGATCTCAGCAGCGCGACAGCCCAGCAGTTCAGCCAGGTTCAGGCAGTTCAAGCCCAGAACTCAGCGGCAATCCAGCGCAATGACCAGGCGATTGTTGACGCGAATGGCAGAGTGTCGGCGATCTCTTCGTGGAAGACTGAGACAAACGCCGCGGGCAAGAAGGTGGCCACGGGCATCGTACAGGGTAGCGACGGTTCGGTTGGCGAGATCCTGCTGTCGGCGGACCGCGTCGCAATTATCAACGGTCTGAATGGGCCTGAGGCGAATCTCTTCGTTTTCCAGAACGGTCAGCTCTACCTCAACCAGGCATTCATCAACTCGGCGTTCATTCAGAACCTGATCGTCGGAATGACCCTAAAGTCTCAGGCGCTCGATTCTCAAGGCCGGCCGCTGCTGGAGCTGAACTTCGTCACTGGCGCAGTGACAATCCGAGGGCAGGACGTCAACGGCTCGACACTGCTGAATAACGGCGGCGTGTACGTTTACGACGCCAACGGTATTGAACGCACTGCAGTGGGGAGGCTTACCTGATGGCCGATCTCTATGGGCTCCGGACGCGTGATGCGGCCGGGGCCATCACCTTGGACACCACCATCACGCCGATTCGCTCGCTGAAGATGATGCAGGTGGCCGGCAACAACGCCTTCGACCAGTACATCGCAATACCGGAGATCCAGGCGGCGTCCTTTGTTGTGGTTGATGCCCTGTTTGACGGAGGCGACAACACCTGGAGCCCGCCTGCCTGGGCAACTACCGGACAGCTGCAGCTGCGACAGCCCGGTACCAGGACCTGGCAGGTGATGATCCTATCGCAGGGCGGAGAGCCGTTTTCGGCAGCAGGCAGTTACGGGATCAGGGCTGCAAACAGCAACGTCCGCACACAGATCGACGCGATCAACCGGGTGCTCAGCGTGCGCTACAACGGACGGATGAATATTGGGTTTCAGGGGCCTGGGAGCGCAAATCAGATCCAGTACGGCACTGTGACGTTTCCTCAGCCGGTCACGACCTACGAGCGCCCGATGATCTTCCTGAATGCCGACAACTACATGATGGTTGGGAGCTTCTTCGTCACCGGATCTCCCGGCAACTGGACCGGGTTCCGCATCAAGGCCTACAACAACCAGCAGGCTCACGGAAGCACCGCGCTGTATCCGATGATGATCAATTGGTTCTGTGCAAGCTACATGGTGCCAAACACGCCTGTGGATGCGTACGGCGCATCAGTGCGGGATGCGGCAGGGAACAGGACTTTCGTCACGTCGGCCAACCTGGCTCTGCTTAATAGCCAGCCAGCCAATAACTCGTTCGCGACAGCAGGAACGCCGATCACCGGAACAGGCTATTACGCGTCGTCGGCGCAGATGGCTTGGACCGGGAATTATGCTGATTACGTCCTCGCCAATGCGCTGTTTTCCTGTACGCAGATCGGCGCAACCACACAGCCCATTCGGGCAAATTACGGCGGGTTCCTACCTGGAAGGAGGGACGTGCTCCAGATGTATTGCGAAAACTTCGATGGCGTTAATCCGCTCAGCGTGAATGGCCGGACGCTCTTCGCATCGCGCCCAATGAAACCCTTATAGGATCTGGTATGGCTAAGCAGAATATTAACCTCGGCACCGCCCCAACTGGACAGGGCGGTGACACGCCCCGCAGCGCCAACGTGAAGATCGATGCGAACTTCGATGAGCTGTATGACGCGCTGGGGGCCGGAGGGGCGCCAAAAGTGCTGCCTGCTGCACTTCCTGTGGCGAAGGGCGGCACGGGCGCGACCAATTCCGCTTCAGCAAGGGTAGCGCTTGAACTTGGCACAGCCGCCCAGGCGAATATGGGATTGGGGGTAGGGCAAGTTCCACCCGCTGAAGCGCTTGGCTATGCGAAGTCGTCTTCCTCAACGACGAGTTGGTACGCAGACATTGATCATGGATTCGCCCCAGTCCTGTATGAGCCAGGGGCACCCGGCGCACCCACCGGAGGCACCGGCTACTGGTATAAGCAAGCCATCCGGTTCGGCTCCTCCGGCAACCGTTTGTTAATTGCGTGGCCGTATGGGCTTCCAGGCAATACAGGCACCATCAAAATTTGGTCGGTTTACGGCAACGAGATCACTCCGGTGATCGAGCTTTATCACACCGGAAATACCACACGCGCCGCTGACGGCACACTGAAGGCGATCTGAACATGGCAAGAGCAGCAATCAATATCCTCGGCGACGGCTCGATCATTAACATCACCTCCCTCGGCAAGGCCGATATCACCGTGGAGCACCTTAGCCCTGGCCAGTACCTGGTGGTGGGCACGCTGGGCATGTGCCCGCCACCAGAGGGCTGGGGCTATGTGATTAACCAGATGGACGCCGATGCCACCGTAGCGACATCCTTCGCCGACGGCGTTTTGCTGGTGAGCGTGGCAAAGGATGGCGAGCCGGCCGACCTGCTACACAGCATCACCTTGCATGTCTCCGTCGAGGATCTGCCGCCGCCCGACCTGCCGCCGCCCCAAGAGCCCGAGCCCGCTGACGCGCTGGCGCTGGCCCATGCTGAGATTGCACAGCGCCGTGCTGTTGCCGATGCGGCAATTATCCCGCTGCAGGACGCTGTGGACTTGGGCATTGCCACGGACGCCGAAGTCGGCCTGATGACCGAGTGGAAGCTTTACCGCGTTGCCCTGAATCGTCTGCCTGACCAGCCAGGTTTCCCCAACGAAATCGATTGGCCTGCGCCGCCGGCCTGATCCGCGACAAATCCACCGACCGCCGCCTGGCGGTATTTTTTTGCTTGGAGAAAACCAATGACCCAACCCCAGCCCCGCGGCGTTCGCAACCGAAACCCCGGCAACATCGACTTCAACCCCCGCAACGCCTGGCAGGGCCAGTTGGGGCTGGAGGTTGGCGTAGCCAAGCCACGCTTCGCCCGCTTCGACGAGACCGAGAACGGCATCCGCGCCCTGGGCAAGCTGCTCATCAACTACCGCGGCAAGGATGGCATGCCCGGCGTGGGCGAGAAGGGCATCGACACGGTGCTGGAGACCATCAACCGCTGGGCGCCGAGCAACGAGAACGACACCCAAGCCTATGCAGCTGCTGTGTCCAAGCGCCTGGGCGTACGCCCAACCGACCCGATCAACATCAAGGACCCGGCCACGCTGCGCGGCCTGGTGGTCGGCATCATCGTGCACGAAAACGGCGGCAACCCGTACCCGGACCAGGTGATTGACGAGGGTGTGCGGAGGGCGCTGGCATGACGATCAAGACGATTGGCCGCTGCCTGGGCCAGGCAGAGGATGGCTCACTGTGGTTCTGGTGTGCGGGCTGCGATAAACCGCACAGCCTGCGGGTCGGTTCAGGGCCTGGCCCGCGCTGGGGCTACAACGGCAATGCCGATTCCCCGACCTTCACGCCATCGGTCCTGGCTCAATGGGATGAGGGGGAGCCACCGGCCACCACACCTGAGATCCGCGACAAGATCAGGAGCGGCGAAATCGTTCAGGTCAAAGTCGCCAAGGTATGCCACTCGTTCGTCACCGATGGCCGCATCCAGTACCTCACCGACTGTACCCATGCGCTGGTCGGCCAGACGGTCGATCTGCCGGACTGGGAGGCGTCATGGAACAGCTGGTGAGGGTTGTGCCGACCTGGTGCTGGTGGCTGATCGCGCTGGCTGTGGTTGCCGGCGGCCAGCAGTACCGGGTGGTGGTAGCGCAGGGTGATACCGCGACGGCACGCGGCGAGCTGGCCGACTACCGCCTGGAGGTGTCCGAGCGCGACCGGCGCGCAGCCGCCCAGGCCAGAACAGAAGAACAACGCCGCCAGGCCGTGGCGGACAAGGAGGGTGAGAGTGCACGACAACAACTGGAGCTGGCCCAAGGCCGCGCCGCTGCTGCTGAGTCTGCTGCTGGTGGGCTGCGCGGGGAAATCGAACGACTGCGCGCCGGCCGAGCAGCAACCTGCGACACCATCGCTTCCCAGCAGCGCCAGGCAGGAGCCTCTGCCGTCGTGGTGCTCGGGGGATTGCTTGAAGAGTCTGACCGAATGGCGGGCAGCTGCGCAGCAGCGCTTGAGCGAAGCCGAATAGCTGGGCTGGCGTGCGAGTCGATCTATAATGGCCTGACCAAGTGAAAAGGTCGTCGGCATGAAGCCAAAGCAGCCAGAAGTCCTAATGCCTGATCACCCCATGTACACCGACGCCGTGGACGCCATGAGGCGTTATCACGAGGCCCAGGGTGCTGGCAGGCCAGCTGATGAAGTCGAGCGGTTGCGCCTGATCGCTGAGTCGCAGTTCCAGGCGGTCACCGACTACCAGCTCAAAGCGTTAGGTGGCCCTGCTGGCCCGGTTCACTAATTGGGCCACATGCGTCGACCTCACGCCTGAGCAAATGAACATAGTCCGCCGAGCGGTACTGGCGCGGTTGCTTTGCCTGATGCTGAAATGCTGTATCTATATACAGTATTTGGTGCAGCATGTACTTCCTCCTCGTCCGCCGCCGTGTGAATGGCGTGGCCATCCCTTCCGATCAGCTCAGGAAGATCCAGCCCCTGCGGGCCGACATTCACATCGGTGACCACCACAGTGAGCCGCTGGGCCGGGTATCGACCCAGGCCTGGGTGTTCAACCCATCGCCCGGGCCCGACATCATCCCCCGGCTGCACGACGCCAAGCTCAATGGCATGGCCCAGCTCGGGATCAACATTAACGGTGTCGAGGAAATCGATGGCGTGCTGTACGCCCAGTCGTGGTGGTGCCGGGCGGTGGGCGATTATGGCAACTGAGCTTCCGCAGGCCTGGTTGGCCGAGCTGAACGACCAGGTTGCCCTGATGGCTGATCCTGATGGGCGCGCTGCGGTGCTCGATGAGATGGCCTATGCCGCGCGCCGGCGGCGAGAGGTCGATGACGGCGACCTGGTCGACATGCTGGAGATCGTCGAGTCGGCCAGGCTGTGGGCCCTTGATGAATCCGAGAGGGGTTGGAGGTAGGTCGGCAGAACGCCGGAGGAGGGTGGTATGGCTGTCTAAAACCGCTCAAAAGCATCTCGGTTTTACTGGGCGAAAGTCGCCGAAACTGGCCGAACGATATTAGACAGGCTCGATTCGCAGGCCGCATAAGTCGCGGCCTGAAGTCGATTTTTTCCGCTACTGCTGCATCATCGGGGTGTGTGCGGAGAAGTCGGAAATTGCTTTATTCATCAATGGCTTAGAAAGTAGGTCTCAATATTGTGGGGCAAATTGGGGCGTTCTGTGTTGCATGCACGACGCCGAGACCCACCGGATTTTCAAGCCGCATAGATTAACACGGCTACCCGGCAGGCTGTACCTGCAAGTCCGGCGAGTGCACAGGGATGCGCTGAAGGCAGGTTGACATCATGGTGCCTCCATGGAGAATTGCCTGCCTTCGCCCATCAGGGATGGCTTGCCTGACGCATTCGCGGTGGCCCGTGGCCCGGTAAAAAGTTATTGCAACAGGTTGATTAGTGCAGTGAGCGCAATTCGTTTTGATGTAGATGCGGTTTTTTGTATTTCCCTCGACACCCGCGCTGACCGGCGCACGCTGTTCAGCGAAACCATCGGGCGACAGCTCGACAACGAAGTGCACTTTCATGTCGTCGAGAAAAACAGCGACCCCAAGCGCGGTTGCTACGAGTCCCATCAGCAACTGGCCCGTCATGCGCTGGACAATGGCCTAGATCGAATCCTGATCTTCGAAGACGATGCCAAGGCGTATGAGTTCAAGCCTTCGCGGGTGCGCTGGGTAAACCGCTTCATGCAGAAACGGCCCTTCGAGGCCTTGCACCTGGGTTATTCCATGGGGCGAACCTGGCTGACCTGGTTCCCGTTCATCGCCCGCGGGCGGGTGGTGGCCCTGCATGCCTATGTGCTGTCGCGCGAGGGCTGTCGGATCCTGGCAGAGACGCCCTACGATGGCACCCCGGTGGATGTGGTGGTCAAACACCGGATCCGCCAGCACTGCGTGTTCCCCATGATGTTCCGCCAGCACGCCGCCGCCGTGGCCGGTAGCGACCTGGAACAGGTGGTGCGCAATGAGGACGAGTGGTGGGAGCGCAACTGGACCAAGCATCGTCGTTCACCGATGAAGAACATCTGGCGGACCGTGCTTCGGCTGAATTTCTGA